TATACAAAGTATTTTTAACAGAGGGACGAGCATTAGAGCGAATCAAGTAAGCCCTATGTGCAGGTTTTAAATCACTCCACTGTTTTTTAGAATAATTTACAGATTTATCTATAATTTCGTCTGTTTTTATTTTTCCCATACCTGGTAAAATTTGTTTTCTATCCTTCCACACAGTAGCACAGAACAGATTAACAAATTGCTGGTTAGGTTGGGGCGTGTCGACAACAACACGAGATTTCAAAGACTGCTCCTCATTATGAGCGTTGTCGGCAAAGACTATAGGGGCGAAATTATTAGTATGATAACCTATAGTCATTTGTTCCTTAATTTCCTCGCGTGCTTGAAATTTATTATATTTATCGAGGAAAGGAAAATAGAGGATTTTTGCTTTGGGTTTGACTGGTTTTTGTAAGACAGTTGAATTTATTGTGCACAAATTAATCCTAGGTTCTGAAACATAAGGATTTGTTTTAGGTTTCCAAATAGCTTTGACCGTACTGGATACAGAATTGACATATTTTCTACCAAAATTGCCAATTTCCGCCAAAGTATTAATAAAATTGGACATCTATTAAAAGGATTCTATAATTATGAGGGATATTAAACCCAGATAATTTTCTATTAACCCACTTAAGAGCCAAATACAAGAAGAATCCCAACCAATAAGGTGCATACAAATAAATCAACATCATTTGAACAAAAGCGAAGAAAACAGATAAAGAAAGTATTGAATGTACTTGTCTCCACCCTAATATAGGAATGTGCCAGTCTTGGTGATCATCCCTAAAATGAATATCTTGCGTTAAAAAATTGACCGCATATAATTGAGTCATGCGATTATAAACTATTAAAAGAACACATGTTAATGTCAATGGAAAAACTGCTGATCCCTCATATACCCCAATATTAGAGTAATAAACGCTTTTTTCAGTCCAAATGATAGAACTATTAAAAGTTGTGAAAGGATACACAATAGTAGTCTCTGTAGGCTGCCAAGTATAAGTGGCTGCCGTCAACAACATAAACCAAAACCAATATAATGCCCCAAATAGACATATTATGCTCAACTTTACTCGACTAAAGCGCATAAACTCAGTTTCAATATAAGTGCTAACCCCAAATCTGAGGGCTACAAAACAGACGAACAATAAGGACACCCAGAAAGGATTGAATGCTCTATTGAACAGTAAATATTCCATGAAGGCATAAAAGAACAACAACAAAAAACAATAATTCCATGACCACAATTTATCATTGACGATGGCATTAGTTCCTCTATCTTCTGCTTCTGTTTCCCAGAAGGCAAGAAGAGGGGCATACAAGACAGAGTTTCTATAAAGTAAACTTTTAGAATCTATATTTCTTAATAGATGAATAACACGAAATTTAGATTGATCGTAATTCAACTTGTCTCTTGCTTTGGCTGTTGTCCAAAATGGCTTCAATTCATTAACAATGGACACTGGCATCTCGACCATTATGGTTCTAGTCTTATAATAGAACCCATAATGACTGACTAAGTCTGTAGAGGAATGAATTCCTGCAGACATAATACCATGAAAACACGCTTGAGGTACTTCAAAAACACGTGTTTTACTAGTTTTGTTCCTATTTTCATAATTATCAAACATATAATGACCTTCATAATTGATAACTCTAATAGGACGTTCTTCATCATCAGGCGGTAATTCCAACTCAGACCCTGAAGAAGATGATGAGGAAGAGCTACTTCCCCCCGATGAATCACTAGAAGAAGAGGAATACCCTAATTCGTGTCTGGCAACACGATCAGCAACCTCAGCCCGCCTTATTTTAGCCATGGCAGCATGGCGCAAAAAAGTAGCTTTTTGCTCATCAGCTACTTTCTGTTGATCAACATAACAAATGGCACAACGCCCTTCAGCGTCATGGGTACAATTAACATTAACAACCGGATCCCGTAACCTTCCTAAATTATTATATATAGGAGGAACCTCATAATTAAGAGGTAAATCGGGTTGCATATCAAAACCATAATTATCATGCACCTGAGCATCCAAGCGATACGCTACCCCACGAAAGGGCTCCAACCGTCTACGGTTAGATTTAGCTTCAGGATTTTCATCTTTAATCTCGCACCTCTGTGGTGGAACATATATAGCGTTAACAACTGACTCAGCCATAGACCTCAAGGATCTATTTGTGTCTGAATCCTCAACAACTATATTAATTCTTTCTTCCAAAGATTGACGTTTAGATTCTTTTCTATCCTTTTTTTTAGACTCACGCTCGAGCCTCTCTAAACGCCTTCTCTCCTCCTTAATAGCTGCCATCTTTTCCTTGTAAGCAACGGGATTAACCCGTTTTTCCTTCCTACAATCGGCACACCTAACAGGTGGAGTATATTCATCTCCATGTTCCACACATTTCTTTCTAAGATATTGCTCCTCTTTTTGGGAGGGAGGTGGAAAAGGATTTGAACAATCTTTACATTCTAAATGATTAACAGCAGGACTAACAGCTATGATAGGAATGGGGATTGATTCCATGGATGCTGGCC